AAAAACAAGTGTCTAAAAAAAAAAAAAAAATTTCCTCTTAAAGAATTATCTGATGAACAGAGAAATAAACTATTTGATTTGCTCAAGGACAAGGAGTTGCCGGCGAGAACGTCGGTAATCACGGTTAAGAATGAGGATGGTTCCACCGCGGAAACACATGAGGTAACCCAAGCAGGCTATACATTTACACATAATCCTAGTGAGCCCATTTTTGTCTCGAATGATTTGTCATTGTATCAAGAAAGCCCCGTTAGATATTTGTTGTCGGTTTTGAACTCAATACAGATGAGACTAGAAAACACTGATGAAGAACTGAATCTTAAGATTAGTGAATTGAATGCCGAAATCCCACGCGACGCGCGAGGAGATGTTGATTTGTCTAATCCCGCAACCAAGAAAAAAGTTTTGGAATTAAGGATATTATATAGAGCTCTTGACAAAATCAATAAGGAAGGTCAAGTAAAGGACTACCTTGGCAACGGCAGGTTTTTTTTTGGCGACTCCAGGAAACCCCAAGATAGGATCCACACACTAAAAACATGGGAGAATTAATACTTCCTCTTCTTATTTTTATTTTATTTATTTTTATTAATAACCGTCTATAGTTAAAAATAATATTTTTATATATTATAATGCCTGTTACTAGAATGCGTAAAAATTCTAGAAACCGTCGATCGGTTAAACGCCGAAGTTACTCAAGAAATCGCAAACTCTATAGAAGTCAGAAGATGCGCGGTGGAGGTAAAAAGAAAAAAGGATCACAAAAACGTAAACGAAAAGGGTCTAAAAAGAAAAGCACAAGTTTTTGGAGAACCGGGCAGAGTAAGCACATCGGAGCAACGCGCGACTACCGCAAACGAAAGACCCATACAAAGTGTAGCTCAAGACTCAGAGTTTATGACAGTTGCTGCGGAAATAAAATCACATATAGAAAGTCATTTAGACTTAGCAAGGGAGCGTGGCAATGACGATACAAAAAGATACGTATTAACCGATGGAAGACTGGTGGACCTTGCTATCGGATACCAAAAGTTTAGGATAGACGCGACGGATGGCGTTAAAAGAAGAAACGAAAAAACGTTAAAAGAACTAAAACAAAACCTAGAAAATAAAACTATAAATAATGATGAATTAGACGATACAATACAAATTGTGAGACGTTCTCTCATCAACTAAGCTAGAGAGAAAGTCTCGATGTATTTATTTAGATTTGTTTGGCAATATAACCTATAAATCATCGATTTCGCCGCTTTCGATTTGATCGGAGGTGAAGTTGATACATTCTCCCTTCGCATTCTTTTTTTGAATAATTATTTTGTGTCTCGTTTCTTTTGACAAAAAAGATTTTATTATTTTATATCCAACTTTAAATAATAGAGATGTATTAACACAGATGATTGATCCAATTATATTAGGATATTTTTCCTCAATAAATGGAAATAACATTCTAAAAAAGTCATAATCCATATTTACCATTTTAACCAGTTTAAAATCTAAATAAAGGTTGACAAAATCAACTTCTTTGGTTACATTAGCCTGTTCTTTAAAGTTATTAAGGTAATTTATAATTACCTCAATTAATTTAGTGTAATCCTTGCTTTTTTTAAAATATTTACAGGCGATAATTAATGAATTTTCATGACATTTTATGAGTTCGGCCAGTTCCATTTCTTTATTTTTCAACTTGGCCTTTTTTTCTAGATTAGATTCCATATTACATTATAGAAATAAATTTAAAAATAAAAATAAACTCAACAGAATCATTCTAAGACTTACTAATTAAATACTTGGTATATACTGCCATTTTAGATGGACACAAATATTCTTCCATATTTGATCTTGTTGATGTAGCTTTTCCCGGCTTTTTAGGAGCATAAAACATTTTAGATATTCATCCAATTCTAAGAGTTGGACAAATTTATGAAGAACATATGAGTACGATAAAAAGTTTTTGCGATATGGTGGACAGTATTTATGGAAAGGTATCTGGATTTCTTTGAACATTCTACGTAGTTCTTCTTCAGTCTCCCTAGTCATCACTGGTGGGGGAATTCCGTTTAATTTATTTATAATATGTGGAATATGTTCATAGTACTTATTTTTCTTTAATTTCTTAAGTATCTCACGTAATTTTTTAGGAGTGAGATCAGCCATATTTGTTATCCTTTCTTTCTTTAATTCAATAATAATATTATCGTAAACATCTTGTGGAATATCAGTAGATTCTTTAGCTTGAAATTGCGCCAACCATTCATTAAAATGATTGATTCTTTTATAGGCAAAGTAGGATACTTCTCGCGGAGGGTCTTTGTAACTGGGTTTATCAGAATCAATCACAATTGTTGTTTCTTCACCACATTGATTACAAATTAACTTACCATAAGAAATATAGAGAGTCTTTTCTACACCACAAGTAGAACATATATCTATATTAGATGTCTCATTTTTCATAATAAAATTTTTGTCGGTTTTAACCATATATTTATCGTAAATATTTGCCCGTGAGGAATATGATGTGCTAAATAACTTTTTATTCTGATTTTCATCGTCACTACTATCAGATGAAGATTCGCCAGAATTTGATTTAAAATATTCCATAACAGATTTGGTATTTTGTACTTTTTTTATTTTATTTCGCTTTACATTACCCGAAGCGATATCGTCAGTTATGGTGTAATATTGAAAAAGCAGATCACCAGTATTTAGGAAATAATCTACATTAGTTTTATTTGTTTTAATATCTTTTATTTTTTCTTCAATTTCGCTTATTTTTTCCCTATAAACTAATTTATTTTCGAGTTCAGTTGCCGATAAATCTGCCTGTAATTTCTTAGATAACTTTTCATATTTTTTATTAAGTATTAAAAGATCCATTTCCATTTTTTTAAGATCATTTTGTTTATTTGAAAATTCTTTCATTTTGTTGTTATGAATAGCATCTAATGTTATTCTTGTATTACAGTCGCCTTTCTTTTTAACTTTATTTTTTGTTTTAAAAGAAGACATTCTTTAAATACTAAGATATCTAATAATATGTTATTTTCTTTAAGTATTAAACTTAAAGAATAAAATATTTTATTTTAGTAAATTATAGATGGCAGGTGGATTATTACAATTAGTAGCTTATGGAGCACAGGATGTGTATTTGACTGGAAACCCACAAATTACCTTTTTTAAAGTAGTATATAGAAGACACACAAATTTTTCAGTAGAGGCTATCAAGCAGACCTTTGCTGGTACACCTAATTTTGGTCAAGAAGTATCTGTAACAGTTCAACGTAATGCTGATCTGATTTCTCGGATTTACTTTCAGACAGATTTACCTTCAATTGATGTCAGTCATGGTCTTACTTCTACCTCAACAAAGTATAGATCATTTAGATGGTTGAATTGGGTTGGTCACATTTTGCTTAAAAATATGACAATTTCAATAGGAGGTCACGAAATTGATAAACAATATGGTGAATGGCTTCATATTTGGAGTGAATTAACAGTTCCCGATGGCAAAAAGGAAGGATATGCGGAGATGGTTGGTAATGTGCCGAAATTAACTCAAATCTATAGTACAAATACAAATTCTGCGTGTCAGGTAGATAGTCATACATTGTATATACCTCTACAATTTTGGTTTTGTCGCAATCCAGGTTTAGCGATACCGATTGTCGCACTTCAATATCATGATATAACAATTAATTTAACATTGGCAGAATTAAAAGAATGTGTTTGGGCTGTAGAACAATCAGATGCGGATAATTATACTTCTTTGTTGTCTGATCCGGCATCGGTTCTCGGAAATCAATCATTATCATTGTCGCAAAGCAATTTATATATTGATTACGTCTATTTAGATACTCCTGAGAGGCGTAGATTTGCGCAAAATGCGCACGAGTATCTTATTGAAACACTTCAATATAATGGTGGTGAAAATATATCAAATACTCAGGCTCAACTAAAAATTAATTTTATGCATCCCGTAAAGGAATTATATTGGATAGCACAACCAACAAACTTTAAAAAACAGGAATATAGTTTTACTAGAGCTGGCCAACAACACTTTAATTATACCGATCTTTGGGATTATAGCGGATTTACTGGAACACCAGATGGATCATTGAGCATTGGGATGCGTGGTGGTAGATACAATCATAATTTTTATGGTGGTTTTACAGAGGTCCCAGTAAATGGGTATCTAAATTCAAACAATGGATGGTCAAAAACGAGATCAATTACAAGTGGAGAAGATGCCGGATTTGTAGATATCGCAAATTATACTAAAAGTCGTAGTATTTCAACCCCGGCATTACGGAACAATTTTTTTGGAGCAACTTCGGGAAGTACACGTTTTGACGATGGTAAAAATCCAGTGGAAACAGCAACTTTGATTATCAATGGTAATAATAGATTTTCAACAAGAAAAGGTAGCTATTTTGATACAGTTCAACCGTATGAACATCATACTAATGTTCCAGCTCCAGGAATCAATGTATACAGTTTTGCTATTAATCCAGAAGATCACCAACCTAGTGGAACATGTAATTTTTCTAAAATCGATAATGCGTCGCTTGATATAACATTTTCGGCTAATTCTGTCGATTCTACTAAAAATAGTGGTAATTTACAGGTGAGAATATATGCTATTAACTACAATATTTTGAGAATTATGAGCGGATTAGGTGGTAAGGCATATTCTAATTAAAAAATTATATATTTAATATATAAAATTAACATATGGATGATTGTTGTTCGATTTGTTTAGATGAATTTGATGATGAAAAAAAAATAATAAAATTAAAATGTAATCACCAATTTCACGAAGAATGTATTAATGACTGGCTCAAAAAAAAGTCTTCGTGTCCTTATTGTCGGACATATTTAAAAGATACGATCAATATTTTATATAAACAAGCAAAAACTATATTTTTCAATCGATCTATAATAATATTACCAAGAGGTGATTCATTAGAAATGAAATTAATATTTCCAAAAAAATTATTTTCAAAGGGAATGTTTATAAATAGGTTTAATTTAAAGTCATATACCATATTCAATAACAATAAACTTCAATTGGAATATTTTGTTAAAATACCCTACAAATTTAAAAAAATATATTTACTGTTTGAATCGTTTGATGATTTACAGGTATGTGTTGATTATTTCAATAAAATGTTTGAGTATAATAATTTAGTTAAAATAGAGCAGGGCACTTTATTATGATTTTTTAAATATCTTAAAGAATTATTAACGTTAATAATATATTTATATTTCATGAACAATAATTTAATTGTTCAGATAAATCAAGATTCTGATTCTGAATTATCAGATGTTG